GCACTTACAGTGCCATTGATCGAATGAGTTACGCCATGACCAACAACTACTCCAGTTGTATCAATTCCACTTAAAATTTGATCTGCTTTTCCGTCAATAATCGCAACTTTTAATCCATTTCCCCATGAACCTGGATTTCTTGCTGCAACTACTACGTTTGATATTGGAGTTTCATCATAACCTTTGTTTACATAATCATCATAACTCTTGATTTTTATACTGGTTGAAACACCAGATGTTCCCATATTTGCATTAGATAAACTAGTTCCATCTGATCTTAATACCAGCAGATTGCCACCATAAGCTAAGTATGAAGAAGCTGTAAACCAGGTCTCATAATGAGTTGCTGTATTTCTTGGTTGCCCAAAATTTGCTAATAGTTCTTGCTCATTTTGAACTAAAACTGCACTTTCAACTGGTCCTTTTTCAAAAGGTGCTACAATTGCTGCTACGGAGTTTGAAGTTGGATCGACTCTTCCAACAGTTACATCAACCTCTCTTACAATAACTCCAGGAGATGCTAAATTTAAAGGCATCTTCTTGTCTCCTATTCCAGAAATATTCTAAAATTATTTATTAAAAAGACTATTTCTGATGGGGAAATAACCCACGAACATTACCAATCTGGATATTCATTTTCATTAAAGGAAATTTTCTTTTTACGCACATTTTTTCTGGATTTTTTTATTCTTTTTATCGTACATTCTTTACATTCATATGAATATGATGATGGTAGAGAACCTCTATCTCTATATGAAATGTAAAAATCATCTAGTAAATTTTTTATATCACCACAAGATCTACATTTTCTTTCTAAAAATAATAAGTGTTCTAAATCTACTTGATCATCTAAATCCATTTACATGTAATCCCACATATAACTTCTATCACCATACTCATCTAAATGCCAAGTATCGCCATTATTATCTACAAATGCTGAACTATCTTCCAATCCTGTTGATATAAAACCAAAAGGAGACATATCTGCTTCTATCTGCTCTTCTTGCTCCTCATAAATTCTTTTACGAATATCATCATTTGTCATCTCCTTAAAATATGGTTGTGCCACCAACCATGAAAAAATTACGAGACACATCATTAAATCATCGTTACAACCTTCCTCTGCCATGAAAGTGCTACTTCTTTGAATAAAAGTAGTCATCTCACTAATGATATCATAATCATTTGTTAGTAATTTATCATCTTCTATCAAAGTTCTTAAGTTAGAACATCCTAACTTTTTAACTGCGGCAGTCATTCGAATACCAAGATATGATTTTTTGCCACTAAATCCAGTACCAACAATTTGCCCAGCTCTTCCTCTCTGAGAACACATTAATATGTTATCATACTCCAAATCATAATGTAAGATATTTGCTATCTGATCACCAATATCATTAATTTCTACTAAAATCCAAGCATGATTATATGCTTTTGCAACTGGTTCTATAACGCTTGGAAAAAGCATAGGTTTTATTTCATTATTTCTATATTTTGCAACTACTTTATAAGGAAATGAAGTTATGTCCACAATAACAAATGCCGAATAATCATTTCCTATACCGCGAGCAACGTCAACAGTAATCATATAATTATGCTCTGATATTGGATCCTCATAAATATCCAATCCTTTATTTCTTTTTATTGGATCATCATAAACTAAATTTCTTAATTTTGCTGGATTAATGAGTGTATCTACAGATCCTAAAAATTCACATTCAAACTCAACTTTAAATTGCTGCTCAGAAGTATTTGCAATTGTTGATGCCTTCCACTTCTCATCTCTTCCGGGAACTTCCGACCAGTGAACTTCAGTTGGAACATATTCGTTTTTACCCCTTTCCGCATCATGCCACTTGCGATAAAAATGGTTCATACCGCGTGGGGTAGAAACAATAATTACCTTTGTACTTTGACCAGATGAAATTGTTGGATATGTTGATGCAAAGAAATCGTCCGCAATATGATTTGGAATGAACGCAAATTCGTCTAAGAAGATAATATTATAGGAACCTCCACGAACCGCAGAGGCGCTTGTAGAGGCAGCTATTATCTTAGATCCATTCTCTAGTTCTAAACTACCTCTGTTCCACTGTAGAACGCCTTGCTGCATCCACTTAGGTAAGTTTTCATATGCTAGTTGTAGGCGCTGCAGGAGGTCTCTGGCAGTTGATGCTTTGTTTGCCAGAATTGCAATATTTACATTATCGTTAAAAACCGCATAATGTAGTAGGTATGAAACACAAGTAGTAGATTTACCCGTCTGACGGGGCATTTTGCAAATATTAAATCTATTACTATGGAAGTTTCTAATTAACTTCTCTTGAAATGGATACATTTCAAATGGCACAAGACCATGATCAAGAGAAACAATCTTGATATAATTTCTTGCAAAATAAACAGGATCTTCCTTGCACTTAAAAAACTCTACTATTTGTTCTTGAGTCCACGAAAATGATGTATTTGCTCTCTTTAAATTTGGATTAGAAAGATAAGCATCACTTTGTTTTAATTGAATATCCTGAATGGTCATAATTTTATGTTAAATCGTAAAAACCAATCGCCCCAGTAATATCTGCAGAACCACTAAGAGATCTTGCGGCAACTGTGTATATATCACTCACACCTGCTTGAGTTACTCCCAACTGTAGATCCCAGTTATATCCTTGGTCTGCTGTGATTATTCCACCTGCCTGATTTGAACCATAAACGTATCTTAGATTTACAATATCACCACCAGTCATAGTGGATGCAGTAATATCATATTCTACGTTTTCTGTCTCTGAATTTGGGATTGATGTAAATGCAGCACCAGTTAGAGTTCCATTTTTAATTAATGCTACCTCATATGATGCATTATTGTTAAGTGGAAATGCTAGAATTTGCTGTGGAATTACTATTGCAAATTCTCTTCCTGGTTTTAATCTGATGGATACTAAAGGTTCAAATGAAGTACCAACTTCTGTACCCTCAGTTCTTCTTGCAACATTTTCTGCTTTCTTTCTCTCATACCCACCATTAGATAATACATTAGCGCAAATCTGCTTCATTAATGAAGATGAAGTTGTAATTCCAATATTCTCAATTTCATAACGAATAGGAAGAGTTGCGGATGTCATATAGACACTATCAGTACGATTTGCATGATTAAATTGATGTGCGGTAATAAAATTACCATCAATAGCAAATCCAACTCTTACGGAACCAACACCTAACCACTCATACTCAGAGAAAAGAATTTGTGCTTTTGTTAAATCTAACGAAACACCACTAGGATTGTCTGTACTAATTCCAGTTCCGTCTAATCGGTCTACATTCCATTCAGATTGGGGAACAGTGATTGTTGTTAAAGTTCCAGATACTGAAGTTCTTTTGATGATATTAATTTGAGAACCAATCTGTTCTAAAAATATACCATTTGTAGATGATCCGTATCCAACTCTTTGAACTAAATTCTCTTTTGGTGGATTTAGAACAAATGTTTGCAATACCTGAAGAGATTTTCCTGGTTGATATGAAAATGCTCTCTTACTTTGACGAACCAATCTACAATTAGCAGTAGTTCCAATCCCAAGAGTTGCGGAACTTTGTGCTGTAATAAATCCTACTGTAGAACCAGAACCAACCACAACGTCATCAAAATCTGAATTTTGATAGTAAACATGAGAAGAGTCAAACAACGTTACTGGATTGGAAACTTTTACTCTTCCAAATAAATCTGTAGAAAAACTACCGGATCCAGAAATTCCTGAAGATGATGAAGAAGAATTGCAATCACAAATATTTCCAAATCTATCCGCTCTCATGAAAACTTCAAAGAGAGATCTTTCTTGGTTTAGATAATCTTGATTAGTTTTATTCCACTGAGCCATTAATCACTCCCAACTTAATCTTTCTGGTCTATATCTTTGAGCACTTTTAATTTTTGAGGGTTCTTTTCCCGGATAAATGTTATGAATAATTGCCCCAGGATATTCTTTTAAAAGTTCTTCTGCAAGTTCACTCTTACTCATCATTTGACCTTCTACTTCTAAACGATAAAGTTTACCTTCCCAAACTACATCGGCAAAGAATGACTCACTTGCTTGTTCTGGTTGTGAACCCCCTACATTTAGAGTTCCATTAAAATCACCATTAATGGTGATACTTTCTTTTAAAAATTCTTGAAAACTTTTCATTTTTATCACCACTTAACTTTGTTTGCCCAATATGCAGCGGACATTGGTCCTCGTGCAATATTTTTTGCGTGTCTGGTCTTAAATCTATTGCGACGACTTGCATACTCTTCGGACTCTCCTTTTTTCTTTGGAGATCCTTTGACTCCTCTTTGACCAAAGCGAATAATTTTTTCTTTGCCACCAGAACATGCCTTAACAACATGAGACTTACCCGTGAGCGAGTCGCCCACGGGATCAGACTTTGGGGAGTTGCACTTCATCTTTGACTTTTCAACCCTTTCCATAAAATACTGGAATGATTTTCCTTCAGAAACAGACTGCTGTTTAATTCCTTTCCAAACTCCATTACCATCAATAATTGGTTTCATATGATCTGGACCAATTATATCCACAACATTAGCAAACGTATTTCCATTTGCATCTTCAATAGATACAGACTCTTTGCGAATATCTGGAAGTTTTGCTCCAGTTGCTCTTGGTTCTTTACCTTTTGGATATGCTGGTTTTCCACCACCAAGTCCAGATTTTGGTTTTAATTTTGGTTCATTAGAAACACTTTCTGCCTTCATTTCACCACTATCTACATAATCTGCAGCACTATCTAGATAATCTGCCGCCTTTGTAATTTTAGATTGAACCCATGCTTCAATATTTCCTTCTCCCTTCATTTTTTTCTTCAATCTATTTGCTGCAGAAATAATCGTTGAAATTTCTGAGCGTGCCATAGAATGCTCATGATCCTTCTCTTCGTTTGCTGGATGGGGAGCATTTGGATCATAAGAATTTGATGCTAAAGCAACTGGTGTTGAGAACATATCCCAATATTTTGGACCGTATTTGCAAGCACTTCTAGTTTCTTCTTTTTGGCATTTTGGGCAATACCTTACCATTTCAACTTGCTCTGGAACACAATTTGGAACTTCGCGTCCATTCTTCATTTTTGTTCCTTTAGCGACCTTACCGGGCCAACACTTACTAGCACCTACATTCTTACGTGCTTGTTTTAAACCCTCTTCAATATCAAGTGTTTTTGGATATCCTTTTTCTCCTGGTTTTTTGGGGGGTTTACCTGCCTTTCTGCGGGCATGAATATTTGCCCAAAGACCTTTTCCTTCAGTAACATCTTTAAATTTCTGATGTTCTTTTTTTGCAGATGCTTCCATTTTTTTAAGTCTTGTGTAGTAATCTGGTATTTCGTCCAAATGTTGAAGTGCTATTTCTCTAGCAAGTTCATGATCTTTTGTATGTTCGTGCTCTATGGGTTCTCCCATATCTAACTGTTTCTGTACAAAAGAAACCTCAAGACGATGCTTTTTGGCAATCTCCTCAACAGTTTTAACTGGTTTTATCTTACCCACAGATAAATTTTCTTTACTCTTTATTATTTAGAAAACCTTGCTTTAATAGTTTAGATAATTCCGCAGTAGAACCAACAAATAAGGCATTATTTGTTACGTTGTTAGTAGTTCTTGTTGTTTCTTCCTCAACATCCTTTAATTTTTTCTGCAAGTCTATCAATTTATCTGTAGTATCAGCAACGTTTTTAATAAGTTGTCCAGCAACTTCATATGCTCTTGGACTTCCACCCTCACCGGCAAGTTCCATAATCCCATTAATTGCTTCTTGCCCCTTCTCAATTAAAGAATACAAATTTGCCCTTGTGTACTCATAATCTTTTTTTATGTCATTTTCTTCAGTTTTAACGATCTCAACATCACAATTTTTTAGGTCACTTTCAACAATTTCACTACTAATGTTTAGTGCTTGATCTAATTTATCGTAATTATTTTTCATATCATTTAAATATCAGTTTGTTGAGTGGGGCTATATGTTTTACTATCATCAAAATATTCCCAAGAACCATCAAATCCAAAATCATCATCGGGTTCTGCATTTATTGGATCTGGTTGAACAGTGTATCTCATTTCTCTTTTCGCTGAAGATATATCCATATTTGTATGAGTGTCAACCTGAACTTTACGGATTAATCCATCAGTTGTAGATGCAACAGGACCAAACATATATGTTTTTGCCGTAAATTGTAATGTGTAAATCAGAGCTCTTCTTGAAGAGAAATCACCTTCATAGTCATCTTGAAAAGAAATATTATCTAAAACAACTGGAATATCTCTTTTTTCCCCTATGGAGTCTACTAAATCTACACTTAAATTAAATGATGGTTGAAAGTAAGGTAAAATTTGCTCTATAATCTGCAAAGCATCATCATTCAATTTACTTAAAATATTTAATTCAAAACCAATATTATATGGTACTGGCAAATAAACTTTTTTTAAATTATTACCATCAGAAGCTTTAAAAGTTTGAGTTACTCCTGATTTTCTAGATGGATCATATTGTATTGAATTCATTTCAAACGACATTCTAGGTAATGTAATCTGAACTGGTTTATTTAAATTTGCCTGCTGTTCTATTCGTGCCAAAAATTTCTGAGAAGGACCATAAGAGATAGGAACTCTTATTTCACTATAAGTATCTCCATCGGCATCTTTGTGCTTTATATACATTTGATTAAACAAAGTTCCAAATGAAACTATTGTTTTTCTTATAATTTCGTGATAGTAATAAGTTCCTAACATTAGTAATTACCGAATGGATTTGACTCTGTGAAATCTAGAATTAGATCAGCTTCCTCTTCTATTTCATCATTTTGTTCATATTTATCAGCAAATTCAGTTCCAGAAGTTAATTGTAATGTATATCTGGCAGAAGATGCTGTTCCAACTATCGTTTCTCCTGGAATAAACGATCCGTCAATTACACCAACCGTTAAGATATTTGTATCTTTATCCCAAGATTTAACTCTAGATGTTGTTCCGGATTCTGATCCTCTTATAATTTCATTAAATGAATATGTTCCTATTCCAGTTGATAATGGCGGAGGAGCAATTGTTATTGATGGAGCATCTGTATAACCAATACCAGCATCGCGGATCAATACTTGAGTTATAGATCCAGAAGATCCAACCACAGAAATTCCTGTAGCAGTAACACCAGCGCCAACAGATGGACCACTGAAAGTTACTAAAGGAGGTCTTACATAACCCTCACCATAAGTAACAATACCAACAACTCCTACGCCATAAGAACCTTGAACTATTTCTGCTGTTGCAGCAGCACCAACACCACTACCATTCGAATATATTATTACTTCCGGTGTAGAAGTGTACCCAGATCCTGGATTAATTAATAATATTTCTTTTATTGAGCATATTCCACCTTTACATGTTGTGATTGCTACCCCAGAAGCATCTATCCCACCAACTGGTGCTGCAGTAAATCCTACAGTAGGAATACCAGTATATCCGTTCCCATCATTATTTAAAAATACTCTTCTAACATACCCACTTGAAATTCCAGCGGTTGCCGTTGCAGTCTGCCCAAATGAGAATAATTGTAAAGATGTGATATATCCTTGTTGCTGTAAAGTACCATCTATTTCATCAACAACAGTACTAATATCAGAAAACCCTCCAATTTCATCTTCATATTCAAACAATTCACATTTTAATTCGTAAATATAAGTTTTTCCTAATTGATAAAATGGTTGCTCATGCTCAACAAATTTAACTTCAAATAGTCTTTGACCAAGAGGGAAATAAATGATATCTCCTTCTCTAGGTCTTGTTGTTAAAACTATTTCATTCTCATCCATTCCCTCTAAAAACGGAGAAATAAAATCTTCAAATCTTTCTTTTGAAATTATTAATGTTAATTCATCTCTCAAACTCATTCCAAATTTAGTTAGAATATCACCAGAACCACCATAACCTTCGAAATTATTAACATATGCTTCTATCGAAAAATTATCATCAAATCTTGATGATGTAACTTCTCTAAAAATAGTATCTTTTCTAACAAATTTTCTGGGTATGTAAAGAACTTCAACACCATATATTTTTAGGTGCTCGTTTATTAATTCTTGTACTAATCTTTGTTCTCCTGGGGAACCTTGTAGAAAAAACGGATTTAATGCCATATCATCCTATCAAGTCTAGTGGAGGAAGTTCATATTCTGAAGTCATTCTTTCTTGAATATCTGCTAACTCTTTTTCAGCATCTTCATATATTTCTCTACCGTTTAATTCTATTCCACCAGGAAGTTTAACACCCCTAAATTTGATTAGATTTTGTCCCCACTGGCGTTTAATCAAAGCAGTTAAGTACTTTTTAAGGAAACTATCGTTATATACTTTAGTAAAATCATTTGGATCTAATATTCTGTAACAATCTATAACAAGAAAATCGTTAGCATTAGTTCCTTCCCAGTTAAAATCTAAATATAATCTATTTTGCCTTTTATTAAATCTAATTTGCTTATCTGTGGTAAGTAAAAAATCAATATCTTCAAGATATCCCTTTACCATAGAATACTGAAGAAGATCTATAGAATTAAAATAATATAAATCATTTAAAAATAGTTGATATTTAATACTAAACATTCCAGATGATATTGTGCTAGCATTAAACTTAAATATTTTTTCTACCCCTACTACCGAGTCTGGAACTTGTATATAATTTGAAGACTCGTAGAAATTAAAAGTTTTTGAAACACCATTTATATTGGATGATGATGTAGATGTTACTATTCCAGGTCCTGTTGGTGCCTTTGCATTTGCAGAACCTCTATCAATATCTTCCTGCGTTAATTGATATTTTAAATACATTCTCTCAACACCATCAAAATGCCTTTCATGAAAATACTGTAAGGCATCATCTACGGCATCATCAATTT